AAGTTTTTTCTAATAGACTGGACCAGTCGCAGAAGTTCTAGTGCGTTAACTTTTAGTGTAAGTGCTAAACTAAGTTGTTCAGGTGAAAAGAAGGAAGATGCTATACGTCCTGATGTTGTAGCAGAGTATAGTCATTTTGGTTACACTTACTTGAAGTTTGTTATTGAGAACGAGCAGGATGCAGAAGAAGCACTAGACGCAGTAAAAGAATACAGACTCGCAGGATTCGATGGGCCTGTGTACTTTATGCCTGTAGGCGGTGATCAAGACACATATAGATTAAATAATAGAGCAGTAGCTGATTTGGCTATGCGAAATGGTTTACGTTACAGTGACCGACTACAGGTTCCATTGTTCAAAAATGAGTGGGGTACTTAATTGCCGTTACCGCCACCCTTGCCTTTGTTTCGGCACCTCGGGGAAGATATTGGATTCGGTTTAGTTAAAGATTGGACTTTAACTTTTTGCATGTGTCCTAGACGCTGTTTTATCAGCAAGAAATGGATATTTTTAAAAAAAGCATACAAGGGTAAAGCCTATATTTACAACTATAGAGGTCCCGAAGCAAGAAGCGAAACCTATTGGGTTTCAACGGATGCATTTTTAGTATGGAAGTTAACAGGAAAGAGATGAATAAGATTTGTGTTATTTGCAATAAACAGTTAAATCCTAAATGTACATGGTCGGCATGTAGTTTAGCAAACAAACTACACATAGCCAAACCAACAAGTACATTAGACAACGCTAGGCGTAGTCCAGAATACGACGGCAAATTTTATCCACAATGGAAACAAGAAATAGATCAATTTACTGGGAGACATTAATGTTTGATATGTTCAAGAAGAAAAAGCCAGAAAAGAAGAAAGAAGCACCCAAGGCTAAAAAGACCGATAAGGAAATAGCAACAGAAAACAAAGAACCATGGGTAAATGTTTTAACTGTTGAACTTGATCCAGATGATCCAGGTAATGGTGCATTTGAATTAGACTGGAACGATTACTTTGTAGCCAAGTTGATCAAGTCAGGTTATCAACAGAAAAAAGAAGATACTGATGCTGTTATAGTTGATCGTTGGTTCCAATCGGTATGTAAAAATGTAATAGCAGAAAACTATGAACAATGGGAGGCAAATCAGTCCCAAGACGGTCGTGCTAGGCAAAATAACCAAACAGACTTAGGCGGCGGCAGAACTGAAGTTTCATGATCCTGTATGTAAACGGTGACAGCCACAGTGCCGGCGCCGAAGCAGTTAATGATTATTGCTTTGCACAAGATGATTCTTTATACTATAATTTAGGTCGTATACCTCATCCTGATAACGAACGAGCCAGTTATGGATGTTTGGTAGCAAATGAACTATATGCAATACTGCATTGCGATGCTGAATCAGCTAGTAGCAATGATCGTATATTGCGTACCACTAGGGAGTACCTAAAAGAAACTACCCCTGATGCTATTATCATTGGTTGGAGCACACACGAAAGACAAGAATGGTTGCACCATGGCACTTACTGGCAAATTAATTCAGGAGGTATCGGAGATGACTGGCCTGAATTGGTTAAAGAAAAATACAAGTTCTATGTTACCAGCATAGACTGGATCAAATGCGAACAGCAGGAACATGAAAAGATTTGGCAGTTTCACAAAGAACTGCAAGAACAGGAAATACCACACTTGTTTTTCAACAGTTACAGTGACTTTCAAAACATTCCTATGGAAGATTGGGAAGATTGTTTTATTGAACCATACAACCCAGACATGACGTATTACAATTATTTAAAAAATCAAGGACTTACAGCACTTCCCAGTTATCACTATAGAGCAGACGGGCATCGCAAATGGGCAGAATACTTGATGCCGCACTTGACCAAGTTGTTATAATATGCTACTATTATTAAATGAAATATCTTATTGTAGACACAGCAAACACATTCTTTCGTGCCCGACACAGCGCACACCGTCAATCAGACACTTGGGATAAACTTGGTTTTGCTATACACGTTACACTGTCTAGTGTAAACAAGGCGTGGCGTGATCATAAAGCAGACCATGTTGTATTCTGTTTAGAAGGACGTAGTTGGCGCAAAGACTTTTATGAGCCTTACAAGAAAAACCGTACAGTTGCAAGACAAGCACTAACAGAAGCACAAGCAGAAGAAGACGCATTGTTTTGGGAAGCATTTGATTCACTAAAAACTTTCCTAGACGAAAAAACAAACTGTACTGTGATGCGCCATGGTAATTTAGAAGCAGATGATTTGATTGCTGGATGGGTACAAGCACACCCAGATGACGAACATGTTATCATCAGCAGTGACACTGATTTTTATCAATTGTTGGCATCTAACGTACAGCAGTACAACGGTGTGTCAGATGAATTGCACACACTGGAAGGTATATTTGATAAAAGAGGCAAGTTGGTGCTAGACAAAAAGACCAAAGAGCCCAAGCAAATACCCGACCCAGAGTGGATCTTGTTTGAAAAATGTATGCGTGGAGATTCGACAGACAATGTATTTTCAGCATATCCAGGTGTACGCAAGAAAGGTAGCAAGAACAAAGTTGGATTGCTTGAAGCCTACGCTGACAGAAATGCAAAAGGTTTTAATTGGAACAACTTGATGTTACAACGTTGGACTGACCATAACGGTGAAGAACACAGAGTGTTGGATGATTATGAACGCAACAAGGTATTGGTTGACCTTACTGCACAACCTGATGAAGTAAAGCAACAAATTGCAACCACTATTGCAGAAGGTAAAGTAAGTAGAAAGAGACCAATGGTAGGCGCACAGTTTTTGAAGTTTTGTGGCAAGTATGATCTTAACAGATTAAGTGAACACAGCCAGCAGTATGCAGAGTTTTTAGGAGCAGGCAATCCAGAATGATTGATGAACGAATGGTCCAACAGCAAGTAGACAACGTGTGGCAACACATGGTTGGTGTTATATGTTTAAACTGTACGAATCGCAAACAGGTTAAACGTGTACTACCTGAGTTTTTTGCTAAGTGGCCCACGCATGATAAATTGTTGCAGGCACTACCGCAAGAGATTGAACAAGTAATTGAACCACTTGGAATGAAACATGTACGGTTAAAAAGACTGTGTCGCATGAGTGAGCAGTTTGAAAACTGGGACGGAGAAGATGCTACAGAATTGTATGGCAGATTATTCTATAAAAATGAAATACCAGAGGATGTAGGGGATCACGAACTTAACAGGTATATCCAGGAAGAACTAACAGCATGAATGACCTAGTAGCAAAAACCATAATCAAGAACAAATATTGGGTAGTAGAACAATCTGGTAATCAGGTTGCTACTATACAAGCAGTTGAAAATGGTGGCTTTGTTTATGTACACAATGATCAAAGAGAAACATACGCTAGTGTAAAAAACATAAAGTCCAAGTACAACATACAGTTTGCTGGTGCAGAAAAAACTGCCAGGGACAAAGAAAATTTGGTTTATGGGTACCCAGCAACCAGTAGGGTCTACAACGAAGTATTTGATGTGCAAAGACAAATACCAATTTACAACAAAACACCAAAGAGTCGTAGTCAATACTGCGCAGGGTACTATTTGGTCAGGGCTGGTAATAAATGGTCAAAAGAGTTTTGTCCAAAGAATATTCTACTCAGTAGATACAAGTATCATGGTCCATTTAAATCAGAACAACAAATGTTAGAAAAGTTAAAACAATTATGATCAAAAGATTTATACAAGGATTTATTTTAGGTGTAGTCACAACAGGTGCAATTACAATCGGTGCAGAAATATTCGCACAAGAGTTGATGGATCCTGAAGAAGAAGAATCTGTAACAAGAAGCAAGCCAGTAGAGTGCTACGCCAGTCAGAGTGTGTTAACAATGGCAGAAGATCAAGGCTACGAAGTTTTCTGGCAAGGCGCAAACATCAAAGACAATTACCCAGATAACACAATCGTAATCATAATCAACAATGAATTAAACTCGTGGATGGCATTAGAAATGAATATGGAAGCCGCATGCATTTTAGGTTATGGTGGTAATTTTTGGTTGTTTAATCAATATTATCAAAATTTAACTCCACAAGAGGAGCAACAATAATATGGAAAAGATCAGTCTAGCAATTAAAAAGTTCAACGATAAAGTAAAACTAATGAACCAGACTGGTAGTAAACAATTAGCACTAACAGCAGAAGAAGCACGTAACTTACACAGTGATATCTATGTGCTGTTAGCTAATCTTGCTGAGACACAGGAAACAAGTGTGTCTGAGCCTGTAAATTCAATTAGTGTAGACGGAGGTGGTTTTTAATGATAATATACCCACTTTTTAGTCATAAATACTATATTCAAGGAAATAGAGATGTCCAGACCAAAGCCGACGGTCTTGTTAGAGCATGTTAACAAGACAAATTATAAAAGCGACCAAGTCCTTAGTAGTGACGGGATTTGGGCAGTCTTTTATGATAACCGTCCAATCAATCTAAAGACTCATAACATACTATTACATTACCCAGGACCCAAGTATAAAAAGGTAAGTTTTAGTAACAGCGGGCATGCGATTAACCTTTGCAAAAAACTCAACAGTCTGTTTAAAACAGATCAGTTCACAGTGGTATTCATGAAGCAAGGTGAGCAAATCTTCCCTTAGTCAATTAGATTACGCAAAACTCTTCTTAGAAAAGGGTGGAGGTAAGTACTCCAACCTAGACCAATGGCTACGTAAATGGTTTTGGAACCATACCGACCAAAATAAACTACGTCTAAGCAAACAAGGCTTCAAATATTTGAGAGGCGTGGAATACCCGTTACACAAAGTTAAACTTCCAGAAAAACTAAAAAATCGCACACTCATACAAATGAGTCGTCTGCTAACCTGTTGTTATTACATAGAAAATTTAAGTACTGTTTGGCTCACAGGCAAAGATGAAACTGTGATGCTGAAACTGCATGCTGACAATCTACAGCAGTACCTGGATAATCAAGACTTGACAAAAGACTAAAACTCCTCTAATATAGCACTTGTAAGTTAGTTGTGTATGGTACTCAACAATAGCTTACTGTACAGCGCATGGTGCGCAATTTTACAAACAAGGAGAACAACTATGGCGCAACGCCTACGTAGAAAACTCACAGAAGTCGCAACAGAAGTAGAACAGCAACTCAAAGCCCATTACAATGTTACTGATGATCAATTAGCAACATGGCGTAAAGCGGCACAAACTCACCGATACACATTCCCAGTTAGCAAGATGGTGCCTATAGCAGACATCTGGATTGACTATGAAGTCCAGCGTGATGTTATACATGATCATATTAAAAACATCATGAAAAAATGGGATCCACGCATTTGCAGTCCTGTTAGTGCATGTCGATTAATAACCACCGAAGTTGAAGTTGAAGTTACAGTAGATGCGTATGATGGTCAACACAGAACTGTGGCTGCCGCTATACTGGGTTTTGATGAAATTCCTTGCGCAGTAGTAGATACTGAAGATAAAAACTTTGCGTCGTTTGCATTTGAACAGTTAAACGATACAGGTGTTAAACGGTTAGGACCTGCGGACCTACATCGTAATGCTTTAGTGCGTTATAAAAACGGTAGCAGGGAAATTAAGAATGTACGTGCAAGAACAATGCAGGATCAATTTGATACATTGGGTATCGACTTAGAGGATAAGAAAACTCGCAGTAATGTAAATTTACGTGGACCAAACGAGTACTTCTTTAGTCACTTCAGATACGCACAAAAGGGTATAGAAGCAGACGAGTCTGGTAAGGTGCTTAACAATATACTTGGTGCTATACAGCAGGTATTCCAAATGCAGGAAGAAATTGATCAAGGTGTTTACATTGGCCTGCACGAACTGCAGAGACTCGCAAACACCAACGTGAGAGATCCTTTACCAGAAGGGTGGATGGAGGATGTTCTTACACTGGTTAAGAAAACCTTCAAGTCAAGTAAGATTGTGCATGACAAAGCAAAAGTACAGCAACAACACATGTTCCCTGGTGCGGCTTGGGATGCTCCAAGAGTTATGAGTAACTTCCTACGTGAAGTTTATATACTCAACGGTGGCGAACTAAACTTGCCTTATCACGGAGAAGGTAGTAAGTTAGGTATCACTGATGGTAACCTAGCAAACGGACTAATTAACGAAGGAGTTTGAAATGAACATAAAAAAAGGAATACGAGTTGGTACTCGAATACCAATGACACAAAAGAATGGAAACGTTGGAAGATGTATTGAAGACATATTAGAAGCTTTTGGAAACAACGTTTCCAGGAATCGCGGGATTGATTTACCAGAGGACGAGTTAGAAGTTAAATCTCGCAATGAAAGTGCAACAAGTCCGCAAACAATTGGCAGTATGTCACACCGAAGTATCGTTGATACCCCGTGGCATCAAAGTCCTATTAGAAATAAAGTTCAAAAACAATATCGTGTAAAATATAAAGAATCGTTAAAACATCACGACGAAAGTATCATAACCAGCGAACAAGTATACGACTTCACGTTCCCAGAAATACAGGACAAACTTAAACAAGCATACGAGTTTGGTAGAGAGTATCTTTCGGAATTTTCGCCTGGTGAAGGACCTAATTGCACTCCAATTTCAGGTCAATGGGGATACTTTGAGCAACAAGCAGACGGCCAATATCAGTTTCGAGTATCTGACAAGACTATGAAGAAAATGGAGAGTATCGCCAGTTCACACTCAACTGGATTATTTGAGTCATGAACTTACAAGAATCATTAAACAAGTTTATCCAGCCCAACTACGGCACAACACCACGTACTGAGGAGACCTATAAAACGGTTTCCCAGTACTGTACCGAAAACCTAACAAACCGAGTAGAACTGTATCATTCAGTTGAAAACGATCAACAACTGTTGCGTGAAATACGCAACGACATTGATTATTACTTACGTAGATATCACAAATATTGTATTCAACAACGTGACGGTATGAAAGGTCATTACACTGAAGTTGGTGTAGATGAAAAGTATGACTTTGAGCATTTGATTCCAGCGGCAAGAGTACGTGACCTACTGTTACATCAAGTCATAACTGTTTCGCAAGCTCTCAATGCACCCACTGTAAAACTCAGCAAAGCCAAACACGAACAGTTAGCAGAAGCTGGCTGGAAGTCCAAAACACCCAACATGTGGCTACCGTTTATGCGCTATCATAGTGTTTTTACAGCAGAATTTGAGACATACGATGGCACCAAAATTGACCCTACAACTTGGACACTGGCTGATCACTTCCGCTACTTTGAACATTTGGTTATATAAATCAACAACTTACAACGCCAAATAAACTGATTGACATTTGGTCAGAAAGAGCCTATAATAGTATTTGATAAGTTGATAAAGGAGAGCACAAATGGCAGTATCAGAGACAAGAACAGTAAATGTAGAAGAAGGCCGTGTTAGGATTCAGCGGTGCTTTAATCTTAAAAGACCTGTGTTTTTATGGGGGCCTCCGGGAGTAGGCAAAAGTGATATCATCTCCCAAATCACAGATGACCTAAATGGTTATATGATTGACCTTAGACTTGGTCAGATGGATCCAACTGATATTAGAGGTATTCCGTTCTTCAACAAAGAAGCTGGGAAAATGGATTGGGCTCCACCAATTGAATTACCGGATGCAGAACTAGCCGCAGAATACCCAGTTATCGTCTTGTTCTTAGACGAAATGAATTCCGCTACTCCGGCGGTGCAAGCGGCGGCTTATCAGCTTATCCTGAACAGGCGTGTTGGTAAATACACTCTTCCTGAGAACGTGGTTATTGTAGCCGCTGGTAACCGCGACAGCGACAAAGGTGTTACTTATCGTATGCCGACACCGCTGGCCAACCGCTTCGTTCACTTAGAGGTTAAAGCTGATTTTCAAACTTGGCAAACTTGGGCAGTTAAAAACAAAGTACACCAGGATGTCGTTGGTTACTTGAGTTTTGCTAAACAAGATTTGTTTGATTTTGATCCACGTTCATCAAGTCGCTCATTTGCTACTCCAAGATCATGGGTATTTGTGTCAGACTTCTGTAAAGACGCAGATATTACCGACAGTGAGCTTAGTGATTTGGTTTGTGGTAGTGTTGGCGAAGGTATTAGTGGTAAGTTTATGGCACACCGTAAGATTGCCGGATCATTGCCTAAGCCAGAAGATATCCTAAGTGGCAAGACCACAAAGATGGAATCCAAAGAGATCAGTGCTATGTATGCACTCACAACCAGTATGTGTTATGAGTTGCAGGATTTCTTAGAAAAAAATCCAGAGAAGAGCAGTCTCCCAAACTTTCACAAACAGGCTGATAACTTCTTGAAATTTATGATGGAGAACTTTACCACAGAGGTATGTGTTATGGGTGCTCGTGTTGCTCTTACTACATATAACCTTCCAATGGTACCAGGCAAGATGCCCAGCTTTGATGAGTTTCACAAAAAGTATGGCAAGTATGTGATTGCCGCGGCAAGTTCCAATAAGTAATTTAAAAGGAGCGGATATGAGTGATTCAACAGTTATCGATAAGCAGGACAGTGTAGTAACTGTTACTGATCCTGCAATTGATGCAAGAGCAAGAGAAAAGATAGTTACTGCACGTATTGGACTGTTGCTCAAGGCACCTTTCTTTGGACAATTGACTTCAAGGCTTGAGTTGGTAAATGCTGATGCATGGTGTCCTACTGCCGCAACAGATGGTAAAAGATTCTACTACAACTCCGAGTTTATTGACAAGTTACCACTACGACAGTGTGAGTTTTTAGCAGGACACGAAGTGTTGCATGTGGTGTATGACCATTTAGGCCGCAAGCAGGAACGTGACGGTAGACTCAGCAATATTGCCGCAGACTATTGTGTCAACCAAGACCTTATTGACCAAGGCATTGGTGAAAAGATCAACGTTGTTCCAATCTTGTATGATTCAAAGTTCAGAGGCTGGGCATACGAAGAAGTTTATGATTACCTGTTTGACAATGCTGACAAGATTGACATAGACAGTCTTGCAGAACAGTTGTTGGATGAGCACCTTGAAGAAGAAGGTGAAGGTGGTGGCGCAGGTGACGAGGACAAGGATGGCAAAGGTCGTCCTAAGATCAGTGCAGAAGAAGCCAAACAGATCAAAGATGAAATCCGCGGAGCAGTACTGTCAGCCGCACAGTCCGCAGGGTCAGGTAACTTACCATCGGGTGTAAAACGTCTTATCAAAGACTTAACTGCTCCTGTTATCGATTGGCGTGAACTGATCAGTCAACAGATTCAATCAGAGTATACAAAGACGACTACAGTTTTGCACGTGTTAACAGACGTGGTTGGCACTTTGATGGTATACTGCCAGGTATGAAGCCAGGTGAAATGATTGATGTGTGTATTGCACTTGACCAGTCTGGTAGTATCCTAGACGAAGATTCTAAAGCATTCCTGAGTGAAGTAAAAAGCATTATGGAATCGTTTGAAGAATACCGTATTACCATATGGTGCTTTGATACTGCTGTGTACAATGCTAAAACATACACGTCAGACAACATCGAAGACATACTAGACTATGATCTAGCAGGCGGTGGCGGTACTGACTTTGAATGCAACTGGGACTACATGAAGGAAGAAGGTATCGAACCCAAACGTTTCATAATGTTCACAGATGGCTATCCATTTGGTTCGTGGGGTGATGAAAACTACTGCGAAACTGTTTGGGTTATCAAAGGCAACGAAACATGTGAACCACCATTTGGTATTTGGGCTCATTACGAAAAAGAACAGCAAAAGAAAGCGGCTTAATGGGGGCCAGGGCACACCAGTTTATACTCAAATACATTGATCAACTAGAAGGCGCAATAGTAGAAATAGGAGCAGGCAGGGGAGAAGGTTCAACCGACTTCTTTGCTGGTCTTGTGGTTGGGTGTAAGCAGTTCACACACTATTCAGTAGACTTTGACTCTGAAGCATACAAGGTAATGAAGCAGTACAGTGACCGTATACCCAACTGCCACGCATACTGTTTAACAGGTGAAGAGTTTTTGCGCAAACACTTGAATGAAAAGATCTGTTATGCTTATCTTGACAACTTTGATTACATATATGATCCCGACAACTTGCCTTGGTGGGTAGAAGGACAAATAAAACGTTATCGAGAACTGGGTGTTGACATGAACAATACCAACAGTCAACAGGCGCATCTATTACAGGCTCAAATGTGCAATTTAAACGCACAGGATCGTTGTGTAATACAACTAGATGATACATTTAAACGTGGCGACACTTGGACAGGCAAAGGCGGTACTGCTGTACCATATCTTGTTGACCAAGGCTGGAAAATAGTTTATACTCATGAACAGAGTGTAGCATTAATTAATTTCTAAGGAGTAAACGTGGAACTAACAGATTTCAAAACACTAAAAGCGACCAAAAAAGTCAAGATTATTATATACGAGCTTGAAGAGCGTTTACTTAAAATGCAGGATGCGCTAGATGACATGGCTCGTGCATGTGAAATAGCGCAAGTTACTGACAACACAGACATGCTGGGTACTTTTGTAACGCAGGCACAAGATATACTAGAGGATAAACTGGTACGGCCAGACAGCAGTATTGGTGCCGGTGAGCACAAGTTTAAAATTATCACAGGCGGCAAGGCAGAGTCAAAAGATGTTACGTGATGGTGATCCTAATCCTTTAAGTGTATTCAATCTAAGACAGATTGAAGGAACCTGTCCGCCACACTTTACTCAAGTAACATTTGATCTTTATGTGCATCAAACACACAAAGAATTTACAGACTGGATTTGGGAAAACCTTGAAGGTCGTTTTTGGTTTGGTGACATATACGTAACCGATAACAACCATACAATAAAAAACAGTACCCATTACACAACACTTTCCCATTTAACCAACGATCGGAAAGTAGGAATACACATGTACGCATGTGGCGCTTTTGAATTGCCAGGTGAAGCAACCATGTTTGCTATGTGCAGAGATCAAATAAGCGCACCTAATCGACTATAAAAAATTTTTGGTTTTTGTTACACAGTTAAATATAATAACAAATTAATTTGGAGGTAAACATGGCAAAAAAAGAAGCAGAAGCGACACCAGAGCAACCACAAGGTGTTAGTTTATCGTTGCAGGATCTAGTCTTGATGATGAACTTGATTAGAGCAACCACAGAACGTGGTGCTATACGAGCAGAAGAAATGACAGAAGTTGGAGCAGTTTATAACAAACTAGTCCAGTTCTTAACAGAGTCAGGTGCTATTCAACCAACTGCACCAGCAGAACCTGCAACACCACAACCAGTTGAATCAGAAGGCGGAGAAACGGATTAATATCCAAGGAGAAAATAAATGATTAAACATGTCGGCAAACATAACGACAAGAAATGTGTTATTGTTTTTAGAAGAATACCAGATTTAGGTCACATGGCACTTGTAGTTTACAGTGACTTGTTACCAAGACTAGTGCATGATGAAGTAATGGCAGCATTAGAAAGCGCACCAGGACAAAATACCACAGAACTAAACGAAGTATTGTTTAGAACCACAATGGGTGATGGTACCAACTGTTTGCACACATTGCATACACAAGGATTCTTAAAGAAGGTTCCAACAAACCAAATTCTTGTTACACCTACAAGTAACTCAAGTGTACGTTTAGATGAACTAAATGATTTACTTGATGAAATGGCCAAAGGTCAGGACGCAGTTAACCGACTACAAGAGATTGAAAGTAGCAAAGGCATGAGCGGTGCTCCGCGACAGGCTCAAGCAATTGAAGTAGGTGAAACTAGATCACGTGAAGCTCAAGGCAACACCAGTGCAGAAGCATTGATTGCAGGCGCACTTACTGATGATGACATCAAAGCAGACAAGTTATCCCAAGCAGAAAGAATGGAAGCAGATGCAAAGAGTATGCTTGCAGAAGCAAAGAGATTAAAAGCAGAAGCAGGTAAAGGGGCAAAACGTGGCGGAACAAAAACAACCAAGGCGAAGAAAAAGCAAACGGCTTAATCTTAGTAAGAAAGCACAATGGGAAGCCATCCTTAAAGGAACAACAAAAGATGAAGTTCCTATTCAAGTACTTGACAGTATAAGCGTTAACCTTAAGGATGGAACCAGTGTAAATATCTATGTAAGAGAGTTACTCAAAGATGGCGAAGATCCTCAGAATTTAGAAGTTGAAATACAAAGACGGTTAGACGAAATGGACGACATCATACAAGATGTAGACTTTTATGTTAGTGTGCCAGCACTATCTAAAACAATACAACCTGTTACAGATGAGATTCTCAAAGACCTATGATATACACAATTTTCAGCGTTGATCAGATGGGCGGATTTGGTCATAAAGGCAGTTTGCCATGGGACCATGATCCCGAAGACATGGCTTGGTTCCGTGAGCATACCTTAGGGCACACAGTAGTAATGGGTCGTAACACCTGGGACGATCCTAAAATGCCCAAGCCATTACCCGACCGTGAGAATTGTGTTATCAGTTCTAAGCCTCTTCCTAACAAATACAGCACAGTAAAACGTTTTCATATCAACTACAAACAACGTTTGGTTACAATGAGTGAATCAAACCCGGACAAAAAAATCTTTATATTAGGCGGACCTAGTATCATAATGGACTGCTTGGATATAATCGATTGGGCTTATGTTACACATCGTAAAGGTGCAGGTTTCCTAGTATCATAATGGACTGCTTGGATATAATCGATTGGGCTTATGTTACACATCGTAAAGGTGCAGGTTTCTATACCGAAGTTAATCTGAGTATGAACAGATTTTTGGAAAAAATGGCATTTAGAAGTTGTAGACCTAGCAAGTCAGGTATGCTAAACTTTTGTACATACAAAAACATTAATTCTAATTAGATGAAAACATACTTAAACGCACTAGAACAAGTACTCGAGCAAGGCGTCAGAAAAAAAGATCGCACAGGCACAGGAACCATAAGTGTGTTTGGCATGCAACAACGCTACAATTTACGTGAGCGTTTCCCAGCAGTAACCACAAAGAAACTAGCATGGCGCAGTGTTGTGAGTGAACTGTTGTGGTTTATCGAAGGCAGTAATGACGAGCGTAGACTAGCAGAGATACTGCATGGTACACGTGACATAGATAAGAAAACCATCTGGACTGCCAATGCAGAAGCAGACTACTGGCAACCCAAAGCAAAGTTTGACGGTGACCTTGGTCGAGTATATGGTGTACAATGGAGAGACTGGCGCACACCAGTTAGTCTAGAGAAGAAAAACTTCAAAGGTATTGAATACACCCAGGCAAAAAACTCAGTGGATCAACTTGAGAATC